AGAGGAAGAAGAGACCGGGTGGCGCGGGTGGTGGGAGCCAGTCTACACAAGGGGCGGCACTGCCGCCCCCCGCCTTCGATTCAATGCCAGCACCGTCGGCACCACAGCTGCCGACAGCACCGGCGAATAGGGCCTCCTTGTCTCCGAGCCTTCTCGGAGGTGACCTCGCATCGCAGATGGCGAATATGGAAATTGCACGGCGTATCTCGGGTCAGTAGTCAAACTTCGGGTTGACCTCCACGGTCAACCCGTGAGCCCCGAACAGCTGCACCATCTCGTCGATGTCCCCGAAGACTTCTTCGAAAGCATCCGCGCTGTAGGCGTCGGCAAGGTTGAGGGCATGCGCCATCACCCTCGTCAGCGCCGCGATCTGCATGGGGTCCATGTCCTTGAAACCAATGCACTTTATTTCCTGCTCGTTCATCCGGCCTCTCCCCAATTGTTGCCGAGTTCTTGATCCACTTTGCTGGGGACCTTGAGGGACAGCCCTTCTTCCATGATCTTGGTGATCCGGGCAGCCTGCTCGTCGGTCTCCACGTTGAAGCACAATTCGTCATGCACCGTGAGGAGCGGGACCAGACCCTCCTCGTAGCACTGCGCCATGGCGAGTTTGTTCTGATCGGCAGCCGATCCTTGGATCACACGGTTCAGGGCCTTGTAGGTAAACGCCCGTCTCAGGCGACCCATCCCACCGTACTCACGCTGCGCGTCGTCGTACTTCATGGGCTTATTGTAGCCGAAGCTGGCGGGTTCCCAAAGATCAAAGCGGCACAGGCGGCCGCCGATTGTGCGAATCTTGCCCTCCCGATCTGCCCGCGTCGAGGCCAGCGTGGCCAGCTTCTTCACGAAGGGCACCTTGTCTTGGTACTCGGCCATCAGGGCCTTGGCCTGCACGTCGGTCAGCCCGAGCTGGTTGGCAAGCTTGCCCACGCCCATGCCGTACATGATGCCGAGATTGATGGTCTTGGCGGACTTCCGGCTGATGCCCGCCATGTCGGCCACCATCTGGTGCAGGTCGGCGTCGCCCCTGTTGTACTCGTCCACAATGGACAGGACCAAAGGATCGCGCTCCGTCTCTGGGTGGCTGGCTGCGAAGTGCACCAAGAGCCGCGGTTCTTGGGAAGAGTAGTCGAACGACCCCCACTTGCATCCATCCTCCGGGACAAAAAGTCCCCGGATTAATCCTTTGATGTAGGGGTCTCTCGAAGGTATCTGCTGCAGGTTTGGGTTCGAGCTGCTGAAGCGCCCGGTCACAGTGCCGCCGTCGTCGGAGCGGAGCTGGTGCATTTCGCAGTGGATGCGGCCGTTGCTCTGGTAGCGCAGGATCGAGTCGATGAACGTGCTGTCAGCCTTGTCCATCTCGCGCAGGTTGACGAGGGCCTTGGCCACCGGGTGGTCCATGGCCTGCAGGAACTGCTTGGTGAACGACGGCGCTCCGGCCTCGGTCCTTGGGTAGGGTAGGCCGAGGGCATCGAACATCTTCTGCACCGATGCGGCTGCCCATGGGTCAACCTTGACCCCGGACTCTTTGGCGATCCACGCGGCCAGCTCGTCGGCCTTCTTGCGCAGCTCCTTCTTGGCGATCTCGGCCTTGTCCAGATCGACGCGGACCCCGCGCATTCGCATGTCGATGACGGCCGGGAGCACACGGTGCTCCAGATCGCAGACGGACAGCAGGCTCTGGTCCTCGAGCTGGGGCTTCAGCCGCTCCCACAGCTTGAGCGTCAGCACCGCATCCTGCTCGGCGTAGACGCCCACGTAGCGGGCCGGGAGCTTCCACATCTCGGCCTTCGGATCGATGCCCCACTCTGCGGCTGCACTCTTCAGGACCTTCTCGTCCTTGCGCATGCCCAGATAGTCCTTGCCCAAGAGGTCAAGGCGGTAGGACAGGCGGTTCTCGTCCAAGAGCGGGGCGACCAGCATGGTATCGATCACCGGACCTTGGACCGTGATCCCCGAAGCCATGAGCCAGCCCAAGTCGTAGCTGGCGTTGTGCATGATCTTGGTGATGTGCGGCGTCGCAAGCTGCTTCTGCAGCCAGCGGAACACCACCTTCCTGTCAAGGTTCGGACCCTTGGCGTGGGCGATGGGGAAGTAGCCGGAGAAGTCCCCGGCCGCGATGGCGATACCGATGATCTCGCCATGCTTGGTTGCCCAGCCCGGACCCATGGTGGTCAGGTTAGGGTCCCGCGTTTCGAGGTCGATGGCCATCGTCCTGTTGTTCGTCAGGTCTGGAAACTCGGAGGGCATGAACCACTCGACGTCCGGGTTGGACAGGTCCATCTTCAGCAGGAAGTCGTCCGTGCTGACGTCGAAGCGGTCTTTACTCACAGGCGCATTCCCCGGCGATGGCGGCGTAGGCAGCCGCGTCCACATAGTTGTCTTCGTGATAGCCCCCGTTCAGGGAGCGGGCGGCCTTGAGCAAGACCATCATCCACGCCACGTCCTCGGAAGTGATCGTCACTTGAAGCTCGTTCCTCTGGCTCAGGTATAGCGCCCAGAACTCTGCGATGTTGGACAGATTTTGTTCAACCGGGCCGTAGGAGTCCTGACGTTCGCCACCCGTCACCTCGGCTGCGCGCTTCAAGATTTCGATTCTTTTATGGTCAGACGACATAGCGGTAGTCCTTGTCTGTGTGCACGAAGCACAGGTGTTTCTTTGCCCGGCTGCCCATGACATAGGCCAGACGGTGTTCGTCGTCGGGGAAGGCGGTGTTGACGCAGTCCTTGGTGGACGACAGATCGACTGCGACGTTGTCCTCCTCCCCACCCTTGGCCGCATGCCCCGTGGACACGGTGATCCGGGGTTCGCCCGAGATGTCCTCGCCCCGGCGCTCGAGGCCCCGGATGTACTCCGCCTCGGTCTCCCCGAGGTTCAAGACCCGAAGCGCGTCGAGCTGCTGTGGGGCGATCAGGCCCACGGCTGACACCAAATAGTCGTAGTCGTAGCTCTCCATCGGGCTGAGCGCCTCGAGGAGCTTGGTCGATCCCCGCTTCACCGCCGCAGCATCGCCCTGCTTGGGCAGCATCTCGTAGAGCGCCTTGATCGCGGCCAGCGGCAGCGCCTCCCCGCGCTGCAGCGCCCGCCACCCTTTGATGGCAGAGGAGACCTTCGGGTCCACGGAGTTGCGGCCGTAGAGCTTGAACATGTAGCCGTCCTTGCGCAGGCGCTGGGCCCAGTCCTGCACGTAGCTGTTGGTTCGGGCCAGAACCATCCATCGCCCGGTCGATAGGTCCAAGTTGCGCGGCCCGATGACCCTGCTCACCGATCCCTCATGCTCGGCCGGATGAAACTCCTTGGGCAGGCGGTTGCGGATGCGCGCCGACAGGGACACGCAGACATCGTAGACAGGTTTGGGCAGGCGGAAGCTCTGGGAAAGGACCTCAATGTTGCGGGAGCTTTCCATGAACAGCTTGACGTTCACCCCAGCCCAGCGGTGGATCGCCTGATCGTCGTCCCCTGCGAAGATCACCCGATCTGCCCGCTCGGCCAAGAGCTCCACCATCCTCCACTGCAAGGGCGTCAGGTCCTGCGCTTCGTCGACCACGAGGAGCTTGAGCCTCGGCCCTTGGAGCTCCTGCACCACGACCTCGTTGATCATGTCCACGAACGAGAACTTGTTGTAGGTGCTCTTGAAGTAGGCCAGCTCTGCCTCGACCTTCAGGAGCATGGGCCAAGACATGGACCAGTCGTTCATCTCCGAGAACTCTTGCTCGAGCGGAATGCAGCGCATGATCGAGCGCTCGATGGCGGCGACGTACTTATCCCCGCCCACCGTCTGCGCGATAATCATGCCGTCCTTGGCAGAGTGATCGTTGGTCCCGATGATGTCGAGGCCAAGGCCCCGGCCGAAGTTGCGCCAGTCCGCCTGCGTCATGATCTGCGTGGCGGCGAGGCCCAGCATCCGCATGCCTGCGGAGTGCAGGGTGCGGAACCACGGCAGGTCCTTGGGCTGCAGGTTGAACCTAGCGCAGGCCCGATCTCGCGCCTCCTCCACCGCCTTGCGGGTGAAGGAGAAGACGGCGATCTCGTCAGGCCTCGTCCCCCGAGCCAGCTCCATCTCCACTTCCGAGATTAGCCTGTGGGTTTTTCCGCACCCGGGGGGACCGAGCAACAGCTTTCTCTGTTCCATGAAACTTCCCTCTTGGTCTTGCGTATAGCCAATCCTCGATCTCCTTCTTGGAGAACCGGGACACTGAGTTTTGATCCTGCTCGTCGCCCAGCGAGTAGGGCTTTGGAAACTTCCCGTCCTTGATCCACTTGTACAAAGTGGACTCCGACAGGTTCAGCCACCGACACACGTCGGCCGCTCTCAAGAGGCGGTCGTCCGCCTCAGAAGGGAAAATTGGTTGCTTCACGTCTTGACTCCGATCTCATGTCCACATGGGACTCTTTGTAGGCAGGCACCCACCACACACGTATCGTTGAGGGAGCGCCGTCCTCTTTCTTCACGGCCTGATGGCCGTTGCAGGCAGCACCCGAGTTGAGGTCTCGGATGAAATTTTGTATCTGCGGGCGCGTCACCGTGGTGAACCCGCGGAACTTCAGGAACTCGGCCAGACCACCGAAGGTAAACTTGGTCAGGCCCTTGTCCGTCCAAGGCTTGCCCATGACCATCTCCTCTGGGACCATGGCCTTGATGTTGCTCGTGCAGTACTCCTTGATCAGGTCCTCGAACTGCCCGCGCAGCGTCAGCTCCGGCGGGGCTTCGATCTTGATCGCAGCGGACAGGAGGTCGTTGACCAGCTTGTTCCACTCCGTGGGCTTGATCGTCGGGGGCATCCTATCCACTTGCTCAACGCAGGCTCTGCTGAAGGCCGACTGGACGGAGAGCTGCTCTGATGTCAGCTCGAGACGCTGCCCGTCGTAGTCAAGGAAGAACATCTTGGGCGACGAGTTGAGGATGGTCATGCCCGTGAGCTTCGGGAACTCGACAGGTCCACTACCCCCGATCCCATACTTGCGGGAGCGGCAGAGGTCCTTGTTGCAGAAGTTGCAGAGCGGCTGGGCTGTGCACTGGAACCCGTAGACTTTCTTGTCGTGCTGCTTCTGCAGCGTGACAATCTCTTCCGCGCCGAGAGGCTCGTCGCAGTACCGCGCGTTGCTCTCCTCGAGCAGCTTCTTCCACCCCTCGGGGCTAGCCTTACGGTGCGCCACGATCATGTTGAACATGGTGATGTTGCGGTAGCTGTTGACGACACCTTGCTGGATGATCTGCTCCAGACAGGGCGGGTAGTCCTTCAGGTCGTCGCGGGCTTCCACATGCGGAGCGATCTCGAGCTTCGACATGGGAATCCGGTTGGCTTCCACCTTGTCGAGAAACTCCTCCAAGCTCAGCGCCTCACCCGTCTCCGAGATGGCATAGCGCACGGTGGCGTCGGCGTTGAAGTACGGCGTGTTGATGAAGTTGCCCACATCCCCACGGTCGAACAGTATCTTGTCCTGCTTCGGGAATATCTCCCGACCAGCAAAGCCCAGCACGGCCGCCATCTCGGTCAGGTATTCCCGCACCATGGCGGCCGGATACCAGCCGTCCAAGAACAGGTACAGGTGTGCCCCGCCAGACTTCGAGCGGCACTGGATCAGCGGCAGCTTCTGGTTCTTGATACGTGCAGCCAAGGCCTTGTGGTCGAGGTCGTAGTCGTCGACATCGATGGCCCCGAAGCAGCACTCGTTCTTCGAATTGATCGGGATCGCGCCGACGCCCTGCTTTCCTGCAAGATGCGCCTCGACGTGCTCCTCCGTCATCACCTCACGGATGACATAACTGTTGGCTTCTGCCTTGCCGTTTCTCGCAACTCGGCCCACGGTCGTTCGTCCATGGGCCAAGTCCGAGCCTTGAAAGGCAAGCAGAAGACGTCTGGCGTTATTCATCAGCCCTCTTCCTACGATGTTTTGCCCACGCACTTTTCTCGCCTGTTCTCTCTCGGCAGTAAGACGTGAATCCGGGCATGTTTAGATTTTCTTTTTGTGTCCCCCAGCGAAGGTTGTCCGCCCTATTGTTCAGGGCGTTCTCGTCCAGATGGATTACAACGGCGTTCGGAAAAGGAGGCGGACCATAGAAGGCTTCACAGATCAGCCGATGGATTTTCTTCTGCCCAAAGGACTGTGTCCGAATACCGTAGTAACAGTGTCTGGCGGTCTTTGAGGACCTTGTCTTCACTCCTAAAACGGGCTTTGTTTTGTACGTGCGGACAACGCCACTTCGCAGCACCACAGTTGTTTCGGGGAGCTTTATAAAGCCAAGGCTGCTGGCAAGCATCCCCGGACACGACGGCACAGGTCGCCACTCTTCTTCCATGATTCCCTCCATAGGTTATAAGGTGTCAAGCCTAACTCAGGCTTGACACCGTATCAAGCCTAAAACGGGATAGAATCGTCTCGGCCGCCGCCCTCGGAATGGTTCTCGGCTTGCGCCTTCACCTCGCCGCGCATGATGCTCTCGCGGAAATTCTTGGCCTCAACCAGAAGGTCACGGGTATCGACCGTGCCGACCTTGTCGATGGACCAGTTGTAGAAGTCGCCCTTGTCGTTGGTCTCTTCCGTGGTTGTCAGGAGCCACATCGTAGCGAACACTGGCGGGGTAATGATGGCACCCGTCGTCGGATGCTTGATCTTCTGCATGGCGATCTGCGTCTTCCAGCGACGCGAGACCTTGAGCTGCGTGGACTTCATGTCAACCACAACGGGCTGGGTCATGCCGTCTTCGTCTACGATCAGGCAGAAGTGCTGGTCAGACTTCACCAACTCGTTGCCTGTCGGCAGGATTTCCTTGCTGCCGTTGCGGCTGGTGCGCTGCAGGATCGGATCGTTGGCGTTGATCTCGCCCCGGAACCCGCCGCCGCTTTCGCGAGGGACAAACTCCAGATACTTCGTGGTCTGGTAGCAGGGGATGATGACCAGCCCCTTCTCGCCTGCCCACATCTGCCCGGTGAGCGTGTTGTACGCATCGCCAGTGGAGAGGCCTTCGATGTACTCGGGCTTCTTCTTGTTCAGTTGCGGAGACAGGGACTGCGCCACACGCACGAACGGGATTTGCATCTCGGACGAGTCGAAGGCTGCGCCCTCTCCCGCCATGCCGAAGATGTCGTCCATCACTTCGTTGGACAGGGCGGTCTGGTTGGCTTTTGCCACAGCAGTGGTCATGATTATTTCCTCCGGATATCAGCAGCGTTGACGACGTATGCACCGAACATGTCGAGATCGATGGGCTTGCCACCCTCGACACGCTCTTTGACAAAAGCCTTCAGCGTCTGGGAATGAATGTGGGTCTTGATTTCGGGGTCGAAGCCCTGCTCACGCAGGATGCCGACAGCGTTCTTGGCAGCGTTGTCTTCGCCACGTCCGAAGGACACCGTCACATCGTTCTTGATGATGTCGTCCAGACCGTTGTCGCGAAGCCAGCCGAAGGCCTTCTCGCGGTTGTCCTCAGAGATCGAGGCCGACACGATGAGCTTGCGTGTCACAGCCACGCCGTCAACGTCGAGGCGGTCAACGCCCATCTCGTCCATCACGCCGGGGATCAGTTCGGTGGTGAGCTTCTGACGCTCCTGCTTCAAGGCCTTGAGATCGGCTTCCACCTTCTCGATGTCCTTGTCCACCTGCCGCAACGTGCGGACGAGGTCGCTCAGGTTCTTGGTCTCTTGGGTGCCCACGTTTGACAGCGCGTCGGCTTCGCTGAAGATGTCGTCGAAGATGTCGGTCACAAGTATATCCTCTTCAGGTTTGTGGTTGATCAACAAGTCGTCTTGTTGTAGATGCAGTATATCGGAGGATATGCCATGACTGTCAAGCTGAATTTTAAGACGACGCCATACGCCCATCAGGTGACGGCGCTCGAACGCTCTCTCGACCGGGAGTCCTATGGATTCTTCATGGAGATGGGCACTGGTAAGTCGAAGGTGCTGATCG